GGTTCAATCTCTACTTAACCGTGATAAGGACTCAGAATGAAACAGGAAATGAAGGCTGCTGGCATTTTCGCCAAAGCTGGTGAGAAGAAGCTGGCTGCTCACGAGCGCCGCGAAGCTATGGGCAAGGAGAAGGACACTCCGGCAATTGCTAAGAAGGAGATGTCCGTGCTGAAGAAGGCCAAGGCTCCCAAGGACGTTATGAAGTACGAGAAGGCTGAACACAAAACGATGAAATTCGCTCGTGGTGGCGGCATTGAGTCCAAGGGTAAGACCCGAGGCAAGTTCTTCGCTGAAGGTGGGGACGTTGAGGATGACACCGATGCCGAGGGTTACGGCACCAAGATCACTCGGTCCCCCCGTACTTTTGCAGAAGCTTTTAAAGAAGCTCGCAAGAAGGGTGCAGGTACTGAGTTTACGTGGAATGGCAAGAAGGTAGCCGCTTACCGCGCGGGTGAGGAACCTGAAAGCTGGAAGAAACCTGCGCCTAAAGCAGAAGACAAAGATCTATCTGAAGTTGCTGTGTCCGCTAAAAAGCTCCCAATAGCAGATTCTCCTATGTCTTCAGGCCCGACTAGCCGTAAGGCTTTGGGTCGTGACACCAAATACGACAAGTTTGTAGATGCAATGGCACCGGGGTTTAAAAAGAAGTCTCGTGCAGATGAACCTGCTCCTTGGAACCGATCATCAATTGAAATGTTCGGTGGTATGAAAAGTGGCGGATCCGTCAAGAAGCTTGCTCGTGGTGGTGGCATTGAGTCCAAGGGCAAGACCCGTGGAAGGTACATCTAATGCCAGCCCCCAAGCCTAAGAGCATCCACGCCAACGAAGACATCAAACCTGCGGATACGCCTGAACAACGTAAGTTCATGGCTGAGATGGAGGCTGAGAAACGCGCTGCCGCCGCACAGGCTGCTGCTCGTCAGAAGGCTAGGATGGTCGAAGAGGCTGTCTCCCAACGCGCCAAAGAAGACGCTATGGGCAAGGCCGCTGATCAGCGTGACAAGGATACTGCCTTTCGCGCTGCGTATGATCGTGCCGTAAAGGCCCCGCTGGCTAAGGGCGGCTCTGTGAAGAAGTATGCTCGTGGCGGTGGTATTGAATCTAGGGGCAAGACTCGCGGTAAGTTCTGCTAATGGTAGCCAAGACCACAGACACGACCGTATTCAACCTCGACCTCAACGCGATCTGCGAAGAGGCTTTTGAGCGTTGCGGGCAGGAAATGCGGTCTGGCTACGATATGCGTACGGCTCGCCGCTCGCTCAACCTGTTGCTGCTTGAATGGGCTAATCGCGGTGTCAATATGTGGACCATCGAGCAGGGGTCAATCCCGCTCGTGTATGGCACTGCCACCTATGATTTGCCCGTGGATACGGTAGACCTGCTAGACCATGTAATTCGTACAGGGTCAGCTACAAACCAGTTGGATATCAACATTTCGCGTATTTCGGTTAGTACGTATGCGATGATCCCCAACAAGAATGCAACAGGTCGCCCTATTCAAATTTGGGTTGAGCGGCGCTCTGGAGCAACTAGCTCTACAAGCACAGTGCAGAATCCTCGGGTGACTGTGTGGCCTATGCCAGATAACAGCACTCCCTACACGTTGATTTACTGGCGATTGCGCCGGATGCAAGACGCTGGAGATGGTGTAAACGGCGAGGATATCCCGTTTCGTATGTTGCCCTGCCTCGTGGCAGGTTTGGCATATATGCTAAGCATCAAGATCCCAAATGCTATGGCTCGTAGCCAAGAGCTTAAAGCCATGTACGACGAGGCTTGGGAAATGGCTTCCACGGAAGATCGGGAAAAGGCCCCTGTCCGGTTTGTCCCGAGGCAAAGTTTCTTGAGGTAGCCATGCCCAGTCAATTTAGTTCCGGCAAACACGCTATTGCCGAATGTGACGAGTGCGGGTTCCGGTACAAGCTTAAACAGCTTAGGTCTGTAGTTATAAAGACCAAACCGACTCAAAAACTGGTCTGCGCCGAGTGCTGGAGTCCTGATCATCCTCAGTTGTCGCTGGGTCTCTACCCGGTGAATGACCCACAGGCTGTTCGTAATCCACGCCCCGATTTGAGCTATTATGTCCCGGTAACGGGAAGCCGGATTACCCAGTGGGGTTGGGCCCCTGTTGGGTACAATACGTCCTACCTGCCCACTACGCCTAACGCGCTTGTGGCAACGGGCGCAACGAACTCTGTAACCGTTTCATAAGGATTGACCATGAAAGCTAAGTCGTGCAAAGGTATGAAGGCCGGTGGGCCTACTTCGATGGATCGCAAGACGATGGGCCGTAATATGTCCCGTGTTGCCAACCAGAAGTCGCCTACAAAGTCCCAGCGGGGTAAGTAACGTGGAATACAAGAAGCCACAGAAGCTTGAGACCCCCAATGTCGCAGGTTACCCCCAGACTGATATTGGCAAGGCTGGTGTGATGGTCAAGGGTCGCTGGCCGTCTGGTACGGAGCAGAAGCAGTACATTGATATGCGTGGTAAGGGTGCTGCTACCCGTGGGACAAAGTTTCTTAAGGACTGATCATGGCGCTTACTTACACAGCGGGCGTGAACTCACCAACTAATCTTTGGCAGTTGGTGCAGGACTATGTTGTCAACACAGAGTCCACGTTTGTTGCGACCATCCCGACCTTCGTGCAGCTTGCCGAGGAACGGATCAGCAATGACGTACAGATTCCTCCGCTGCGTAAGAACACTACTGGTACTTTGACCCTTAACAATCAATATCTAACGCTGCCTACCGATTGGCTCGCGCCTTTCTCTCTAGCGGTTATTACGCCGGTTACGTTGGCACAGACGTACTTGCTGAACAAAGACCCGGAGTTCATCCGAGAGTCTTACCCTGTGCCCAGTGCATCGGGAACCCCGCAGCATTACGCTCAGTTTGACACTACCACGCTGATCCTCGGGCCTACGCCTGATGCTAACTACTCCGTAGAATTGCACTACTATGCGTACCCTGCGTCCATTACCACAACCACCACTTCGTGGGTAGGCAACAACGCCTCAAGTGCGCTATTGTATGGCACCCTTCGAGAAGCCTATCTGTATATGAAGGGTGAAGAAGATATCATCAAGTATTACGAAGCTAAGTACCAAGAGAGCTTGGAATCACTCAAGACTCTGGCTCAGGGCAAACTTCGTCAAGACACTTATCGCACCGGTCTATCAAGGAGACCCGTAGAATGATGTTGGCAAATGTCGGTCAGCCTAATGTGCTGATTACTAACAACGGCAACCATTCCCCCGAAGAGACGGGCAGGTGTCTGGAGTAAATGTCTGGGGGCCTATAATCCCTAATCAGATACCCGGTTGGGCAGCGGTTCCCGTTACACAAACCCCCGGATGGGGGCCTATAGCCCCTAATCAAATACCCGGCTGGGTAGCGGTCCCCGTTACACAAACCCCCGGATGGGGTAGTATATCCCCTGTTCAGTCTCCTAACTGGACTAATTTCCCGTAGGACTTTATATGCCCGGTATTTCGCAATGTATGGTGACAAGTTTTAAAGTGGAGCTTCTTCAAGCTGTCCACAACTTTACCACTGATACGTTTAAGATTGCCCTGTTTAAAGGCACTGTCAGCGGCACGTACAACGAGACGACGACCAACTACTCCAACATGACTGCTAACTCTGACGAGTTGGTAGCTGCGGGGTACACGGCTGGCGGGCTTGTACTGACACTCGCGGCTGGGCCTATTTCTGGCGGCACTACGGCGTACGCCAACTTCGCCAACGCGATATGGGGCATCCCCCTCAGTACCAGTGGGGCTCTGATTTACAATAGCAGCCGCGCCAACCGTGCGGTTGTGCTTCTCTCATTCGGAAGCGTGATTACATCTAATACGTTCAGAGTGACCTTCCCGGCATCCACTGCCGCCACCTCTATTGTTTTGATTAAGTAGGACTAGAAAATGGCTAGTACATATTCACCTAATCTCGGTATTGACCTGATGGCAATTGGCGATCAGTCAGGAACTTGGGGTAATACAAATAACTCCAATCTCGGTACGTTGATCGAACAGGCAATTAGTGGCTACCAGACGCAGGCCATTACTGACGGTGCAGATACGGTCATTACGATCCCTGATGGGTCGTCGGGCGTTGCACGTAATATGTACCTTGAATTGACCGGAGCGCTGACTGCACCACGCAATTTGGTTGTACCGGCAAAACGAAAACTCTACTTTATCTACAACAACACCACTGGTGGGCAAGCTGTAACTGTGACGACTGTCACCGCAGGTACGACTGTTCCTGCGGGTAGGAGAGTAATACTAGCCTGCGACGGTACGAATATCATATCTGCTACGACTTATGGTGTAGGTACAGTCACAAGCGTTGCCGCCTCCGCGACCCCTGTGAACGGCTTGTCTCTGTCAGGTGGAACTATCACCGGTAGTGGCACGATTGGTATCACGGGCACCCTGTCTGGTGTAGCCCTTGGATCTGCGGTAACGGGAACCCTGCCAGTAGCCAACGGTGGCTCGGGCGCTACAACTCTCACGGGCTATTTGGTCGGCAATGGCACTAGTGCATTTACTGCATCAGCTACTATTCCAGCAGCTAGCGTCACAGGTCTGGCTACATCGGCTACTACTGATACGACCAACGCGGCAAACATCTCAAGCGGTACCCTGCCTACTGGGCGACTTACAGGTAGCTACACAGGAATCACGGGGGTGGGTACTCTTGCAGCGGGTAGCGTCCCATCTAGCCTCGTGACTGGGCTTGCCACATCAGCTACGACCGACACGACCAACGCTTCAAATATATCTTCTGGCACCCTTGCCACTGCACGACTGGCTACTGGTACGGCTAATGCCACTACGTACCTTCGGGGGGACCAGACGTGGGCCACGGTGTCTGCTGGTGGTGGCGGTACAGTTACTAGTGTTACGAATCCAGTAGTTCCGGGGTTCCTGTCTAGCTCTATTGCGACAGCTACTACAACTCCTGCTATTACCCTGAGTTATTCGGGTACTGCACTGCCGGTAGCCAACGGCGGCTCGGGCGCTACAACCCTTACTGGGTATCTGATTGGTAACGGCACCAGCGCATACACAGCTTCAGCTACGATTCCCTCATCTAACGTCACGGGCCTTGCCACTTCCGCTACGACTGATACGACCAACGCCGCTAATATCTCAAGCGGTACATTGCCCTCTGCACGTGTTTCCGGCGCGTATGCAGGTATCACTGGTATCGGCA